TTGGAACCGCGCAAAAGATGCGATCCAACACACAGCAGCGAACCTCCTAGAAGTGTCGCTCACCCCATACCCTGCCTACTCCACCGCTGGAGTGAGCAGTATTCGAGAAGAAGAAGGAGCAATAATGTCCGAGACAATCGAACAGGCCGAGACTGTCTCGGTCGATAAAGAAGCACGGGAAGCCTTGGCGACGCTGAGGGAAGAAGTAAAGAGCATCGAGTCACGCGCATTCGTGAGCGAAGCACAACACCCACTGAGCGAGTTCCGGTCGTTCGGCGAATACACCAAAGCCGTATACGCAGGCGACACCGAAAACCGCGCACTCGACGTTCAGACTCTGGCCGACGCGCCAGGGCTCGTACCACCACAGTGGCTCCGCGACATCAAAGGCGTCCTAGATCGTGGCCGCCCTTGTATCAGCGCACTCGGTGGCCCACTCTCCGCCTCAGGTGCTGGCCTCACTATCAACTGGCCTTACTTCGACGGTGACCTTTCCGCAATCGTTGCAGCTCAAGCAGCCGAAAACGATGAAGTTAACTCGGTCGATATTGACATTAAAAAGGCACGGTCAACCTCGCAACCTACGCGGCAGGCTCCCGCCTCACCATGCAGGTAATCGAGCGCACCGATCCCTCCTACGTCGATGCACACCAGCGCATCATGCTCGGAGCGTTCGGCACAGAAACCGACTACGCATTCCAAGCAGCACTATGGGCGAACGACACCGCAGGCGTCGACTACGATTTCAGCGCAGACACGACAGGCCTCGCATTCCGTGAAGCAGTATTCGCCGCAGCCGTCGACGTTGAAACAGCAACCGGCCAGCCAGCCGAAGTTGTCTACGTCAGTTCGGCAGTGTTCAAGAAAATCGGTGGATGGACATCGTTCATGCCAGACGTCTACGGCGTGCAAAATGTCGCGGGTACTTTCAACGCTCGCACGTTAAGCCTGTCAGTGGCTGGACTGCCGATCGTATTGGCTCGCGAGTTCGCAATCGATGACACCGAGTCCGCAATCGTGACAAACCGTTCAGCAATCACATGGGCAGAGGACGGCCCCCGTCTCATGACGAACGACGTAGCAGCAAACCTGGGACGCGATTACAGCATTTACGGTTACGCAGCAGCGACACCATTCGTCTCCGCCGGAATCGTCGGAATCTACGACCAGGCATAGTGAGAAAAGGTAGCCGATCAGAATGGCACTCGTAACCGGCGAAGAACTCGCCGACAACTTAGACATCGAATACGTCGACCCATACGACGGCGTCCTCGATCAAGTTGCCGATGCCGCATGTATCCTGATCGGCTACCTTGTCACGGCGACAGCGTTCACCGATGAGGCAGCACCCGTGAAAGAGGCCGCCATGTCGGTGGCAGTCGAGATGTTCCAAGCCCGCACAAGTGCAGGTGGGGAAGCCGTCTCGGTCGATTTCACCCCAGGGCCGTACCGCCTTTCGGTGTGGCTCACTCGTAGGGTCATGGCCGTCCTCGCCCCTTATCTTGATATGAAGGGCGTCGTGGGCTAATGGCACTCACCACAGAGTCACGGGAACTACTGATAACAGCACTCGAAGGAAACGGTTACAGGATTTACGACACAGTCCCAGCCGTACCAGCAACCCCGTCAGTAGTGATCGTCCCCGACTCACCGTGGATCAGGCCAAACCGGATCGGCTCGACCCTGAACTACGAAGTACGGTGGCGAGTCCTCGTGAACGTGAACCCACGCAACAACGAATCAGCAACCAAGACCACTGAAGACGCGCTCGACACTCTCCTAGCCGAGATCCCGAGCACGTTCGTGGTGGACGCAGTGAACGCGCCGCAGCTCCTAAGTCTAGGAGGCCAAGGCACAGTAATGAGCACAGAAATCAACGTCTCGATACGGATGAAGGAGTAAGAAAATGACAGCAGTAGGAGTAACTGGAGCCGTGTTCACCGTGTCAATCGGTGCAACACAATACGAGGACCAGGTCACGTCAGGAACGATCAACACGACCCCGACAATCGTACGCACTAAAACCCTTTCCGGGGTCGCGTTCGACCAAACCGACCTCAACTCGACCATGAGTCTGGACTTCCTATTCGATGAAGTCACAGGCATGTATGGAGCACTGCAAACCGCTATCGCCGCCGCCGCATCCGTCGCGGTCGTTATTGAATCAACCAGCGGCACGTGGACGGGTTCGGCTATGTTCATCGAATCCGCCGACCTCACCTACCCGGCCGACGGTGTCGTCACAGTATCGACATCATTCACTGGTACGACTACATTCGCCGCAAGCGCATAAGGCAAAAGGGGAACCCATTATGTATCCACGACTAAAAATCGAGTCCGATAATCACGAAACAAAAGAAGTCGAAACCCTGCCCGTTGACTTCATGATGTATGAAGAACTGAACGGTAACCGTCCCACAAGCGAACAAGCGATGCGGTTAACAATCGCCTACTTTTATCTCGAGGACAAAGAACCAGGCGACCTTAAAACAGTGAAATCGTGGGCCCGCAAAACCGGGTAAAAGTCGATATCCTTAAAGATGAGGCGGAACCTTTTTAGAGGGTAGCCACGGCAGGCTACTCATACGCCTAGCGGTTCGCACGGGCTGGACGATGGAAGACGTTAAGAAACTTAGCGGCCGAGAGGTCGTCACGATTATGGAGGAGTTAGCGTAATGGCTAAGCAATTCGATGCCTACATCGAAGGACTAAACCCGTTACTGCGCGACCTCCGCAAACTAGGAAAAGAAGCCGCGAAAGAGCTACGGCAAGCCTCACGGACAATAGCCGATAGGCACATGGTGCCAGCGTTCCAAAACGCGGCCCTGAACGTCGGTGGTCAATGGGGCGACATTCTGGCATCCGACATTCGATCCGGGCTCGACCGTCTCCCCAAAGTTTCGATCGGTAAGCAAAAGAAAGTAACGTCCGGTGGCGCATCCTCCAACATGTTGCGATACCCAACCGACACGGGAGACAGTGGTGATTCTTTCGCACCATTCACTCGCACGAACTGGCTAGCAAAAGCACGCAGTTACCAGAAACCCGCCTTACAAGAATGGGGCCAAGCCGTCGACCGTGTCGTCCGTAAATGGCCGGTGATGTAATGGCAGTCGGAAAAACCTTAACGGTTTACTTAGCGGCGGATCTAAAAAAATTCAACGCAGGAATGACGCAAGCCCAAGGCGGTCTAAAAGGTTTAGCGGGATCCCTTAAAAACATGCTCGGCCCTGCCCTTATCGGTGCAGGTCTCGCCGCCGGTGCGCTTGCCGTGAAACTAGCATCCGACGGAGTGAAAGCCGCGCTCGAAGATGAAGAGGCCGTCCGTAGACTTTCCACCACCCTGGACAACCTTGGCCTAGCGCACGACCAGCCAGAAATAGAAAAGTTTATTTACGGTCTTGAGCGATCCCTTGGCGTGGCAGATACCGAATTGCGACCTGCCTACGACCGTTTGGTGCGGGCACTCGGTGACACGGGTAAAGCACAAGACGCCTTAAGCCTTGCCCTCGATGTGTCTGCCGGATCCGGTAAAAGCCTCGAAGCCGTAACGGACGCGATGGGTAAAGCCTACGAGGGCAACATAGCGGGCCTGTCCCGGCTCGGTGCCGGTATCGACGCCGCAACAATCAAAACCGGCGACATGCAAGTCATTACTCAAGTATTGTCGGACACGTTTAGTGGGCAGGCCACGGCATCCGCCGACACGCTACAGGGCCGGATGGAGAGTACTTAAAACAGCGACGGACAACCTAGCGGAATCATTCGGTAAAGGCTTACTCACCGGGCTAACTGACGCGACTGAGGGCACTAGCGACATGGTCAAATCCATGGAGAAGCTAGAACCAGCACTCGAAGACTTAGGTGAAACCGTGGCCGACGTCGTTGCCTCGCTCGCGATGCTCTACGACGGCTTCATATTCCTTAGAGACATTGAGAAGAAAGTCAAAACGGAGACCGGGTTACTCGGTGACGCGTTCAGTTTCGTTAGTGACACGATAAACCCATTTAGTCGCATAATGAACGCGCTAGGTCAAGCGACAGAGGGAACGGGCGACGCCGCCTATGAAGCCTCCCCGGCTATGGAAACATTCGGCAACACGGTAGCCAACACGGTGAACCCATTAAACGACATGACAGACGCCGCTAACGGCGCTACAGACGCCGTGTCACTATTACAGGCACAAACCAAAATGGCCCGCGATGTCGCTCAGGCACAAAACAAAGACTACAAAGACCTTGCCGAACGTCAAAGAGACCTAACAGCAACCACCACCACGACAACGAAGGCGACCACGAACTACGCCGGTTCCGCATCGAGTGCGACGGTCGAAGTCGAGAAACTAACGAAATTCCAAAAGTACCTAGAAAAAAGCACCGACGACCTAGGCAAGTCCATAGCCTCAACTGAGAACCTTTTATCTATCCAAGTGCAATCATTTAACGACGCTAAAGACGCCGTCGCGGGTTACGCCCTGGCAATGCAAGGCAACCACTTGCCGGGGTAGACCTCGGTAAGGCGTCAAAGATGGGAAAGAAACTGGCACATCCGTGTTGGCGGGATTCGATGCGATGGTCGCGGAAGCCGAGTGGTTCGGTAACGTCCTGGAGGCGCTACAAAGCTCGCAGGTAGATCAAACTTTAATCGACTACATGGCAGGGCTAGGCCCGGAAGTTGGCGGGGCACTAGGCCAAGACATGCTCAACGACAAAGGATTACTCGGCTCAATAAATGAGAAGTGGGTCAATGTTCAAGACCGCACCCGGGAACTGGCACTAGGTTTAGTACCCGAATTTATGACCGCCGGGGTCGAATCTGCCGCCGCAATGGTTGTCAGCCTTGCTAAACAACTCGATTACGAACGACAAACACTTCAAAAGTTGGGTAAGGCAATGGCTAAACCCGTCGGGGCAGCGTTCAAAACACAACTCGCTAGTGACGTAGCCGCAGCGGTTCGCAACGTCGAAGCGGCATCCACTGCGGCCCGAGCCGAGAAAGTGCCGACGCTACAGCGGCCCAACAACTGATCACCGATCAACAAGTGGCCCGGGCTATCGCCAACGTGATTCGCACTCCG